TTCCATTATTAGATCTGGTGTGATAATGTCCAGAAAAAACAATATCAAATTTTTTAAATATGTTTTTATCCCAACCATCTTCCATTACATGACCTTTATATGCTTGGAATCCAGATATCTCTAAATGACCCATAGCAACACTTGCTTTTGTTTTCTTAATTGCCATCAAAGTATCATACTCATTCTCTTGGTTAATCCAAGGAATGAAAAGAATAGGTAGACCTCCAACAATAAGTTCTGTTGGTTCTGAGATGACCTTAACATTATCATACTCTCTCAACAATAGATCTACTGCATTTACAGAATTAGTATTCTTATAGTATGCAGTATGATTTCCAACTATTGTATATACAGTACAACCTAGATCTTGCAATCTATCATAGTAATTTTTCTTAGCCCAATCTAAAGCAGCAAAGTCAATATTCTTACGATGGTCAAATGTATCTCCAAGATCAATAATAGTTTTAATTTTATTATCTTCTATATTCTTAAAGAAAATTTCATAGAACTGTAAAAAATAATTATGAAATAAATCAGAATTTTTTCTACATCCAAAATGTTGATCTGTAATAATTGCTGTTAGCATTAACCTCTAAGTTTGGAGTACACGTTATCTTTGATAGAATTATAGTCGCTATAGTTGTTTCCGTCAATCATCGAGTCATCAACAAACACCTCATCAAATCCAGTCTTTTCTAAGATCTTATTTTTGATGTCTAACTGACGTTTCTCTCTTTGAATACGACGAAGAAATGCATAATAGATAATCTGAGTAAAATACGCAAAAGGATTTTGAGATTTTTCTGGATTAAAATTATGAATATACTGAACGCAGTTTTCAATACCATCAGAGATCATATCATCTTTAAAAATGTAATTTACAAAATTAGGTTTGAAAGATAAATGATTTGCAATCTTTAAGAAGCATTCTCCTAGATAATTTGTAATTCTAGGTTTTGGTAGTCCGTTTTTTTCAGCGTCTTCTACACTGTTTTTATACTCGATAATAGCATCAAGAAAATCTTTATTATTGACGTAGTGTACGGACTGTTGTCTTTTTTTCATGATCTCATTTTTTGTTTACTTTATAGGTGCTCATATTATAGCACTCCTTACTCTCAATAACAACTTGACAAGGTATAGGACGTAGTATTATAATTGCTTTGTGAGCGTTCATAAGACAGCTTTAGTTACTTAGAGATTTTTATATATCTTCTCTAAGATTTTTTTAGCCTCATTAACATCAGAGAGATAACCCATCTTTCTAGTCATGTTTGGTTTCTTTGTTTCAAACACTGTATCGTTCTGTTTTTTAATAAATGTTTGATGCATCATTATCATTTCTACATCTCTAGATTCTGATATTGTAATTACATCAGTTAAATTAATAACAAACATATCTTCTTTAGTTGTTTTTAACCATGGTTCTACTTTATACCCAACTTTATTTCCAGTCCTAGAATTTAAATTAGTAATTACAATTGGATTTGTTATTAACAATTTTAAATTATCAGACTCATCAGTTGGTATTACCTTGGCAAAAATTTCTTCACCTGTTTTTAATTTTAGTGTTGCATAAAAATCGTCTTCCATCATAGCTTTAAGTTGATTGTTATAATGTCATAATTAAACTTTTCTTCGTTATAGATTTTAATTCTTTCTATTAAATGATTCAAAGTATAATTTTTTCTACCGTTGATTGTACAATCATCAGAAATATCATATAATTTTGCTTTTGTTTTAGTAGTGCCTTTTCTTAATACTCTTCCGATTGATTGTAGATTTCTAATTCTAGATTTACTTGGAGATGCAAAAACTACATTATGTAAATTTTTGATATTAATTCCTGTAGAAAAAACTCCATAGGATGCTACGATAATTGCGTTATTTTCTTTCTCAGTAATTTCCCTTACCAATTCTCTTTCAGAAGTGTCCACCCCACCATGGACAAAGAAAATTTTTCTATCATCATTAACATGACTATTTATTAGTTCATACAAAGGTTTTCCATGAGTTTCAACTCTTGAAAAAAGAATTAAAGTATTTCCTTTGAGTTCTAAAGATAAATTTTTGATAAAGTTATTTCTTTTATCATTAGTAATTAAAAATTGAATTTCATCTTCATAGGTATTAAAAATCATTGGTCTATGCTTTAGAAGTAGACACTGAATATCTAACTTTGAAAGGTGTCCTTTCTCCATTAGTTCTGCAGTCTTAGTAACTCTATAAGATGGACCAAAAAGACCCTCTAAAACCCACTTATGTGTTTGAGATCCATCTAAAGTTCCAGTAAACCCAAACCTATACTTAGTATGATGTAGTTTAGTCATGATAGAAACTAATGACTTACTCTTAAACTGATGTGCTTCATCACCAATTACAACAGTATAACTTTCAAAGAAAGATTTTGGTAGTTTGTAAATACTTTGCCATGTGGTTACTGTTACTGGAAGATTAGTATGCTTCTCTCTACCAGAATAAATTTTATGACAATTAGAATTTGAGTCCCAACCATAATCTGCAAAGTCTTTTACCATCTGTTCGACAAGACTTGTAGTTGGAACAATTAGTAATATTTTCTCACCTTTAGACACATAGTATCTAACAAGAGAATAAATCATTAAACTCTTTCCAGATGCCGTTGGACTTATCAATAACTTTCTATTATATCTTAATGCCGTGTATATTCCTTCTAACTGATAAGGTCTAGGTTTAAATCTTGAAATAGAGTTTACATAATCTTTGACGCCTTCTTCTGAAATATTATCATTGACTTCAAATGGTAATCCATAATAAGGATTACTCTTGAACTCATAAGTATAGTTATGAAGTTTAATCTTTTCAATTACTTTATCTAGGAGACCCACATATATTTCTCCCGTGTGAGTACTCAGTAGTCTAATTTTTCCATCCCAATATTTACTTCTCATTTGAGGCATGAACTTTGCACCCTCAACATCAAAAGTAAAATATTCTTGGAGTTCATACAAGATATGAGGATCACATTCTAATTTAATGTAAACCTCATTTTTCTTGGATATTACTACATCAGACATACATGAACAAAATACTTATTAGTATTTATTTACCCCATACCAGATTGGAATTTCATATACTCTATTGCATTTTTAATTTGAAATGTTCTATTATGAATTGATTTAATAATATCTTCCAAATATTTAATCATAACATCATAATATTGTACCTTTAACCCTGCATTAGATAATTTTTCATCAGCATCCAAATACTTTTGCATGGTTTCTTTATCTCTTATTTTTTTACCAAAAGGTTCTTCAACATAAACCTCTGGATCTGCTTTTCCTGTAAAATATTCATATCTACTGTGCCGTATATTCTTTTTGTGTTGATCTGCTCTTGCTCTTAATAAAAGAATATTATTATATACTTCAAAATATTTCGCATGTAATATTGGAATATTTAAAGATTCTTGATGTAAATTATCTGGATCAATTTGGGAATCTTTTTCCCACATATTTTGTAATTTTTCAAGGTCAATCATCATGAGACATTTAATGGGTGTAGAGGTTTATCGTTTCTATCTAGTATATTATACATCATATATTTAAATTTGACTTCCGCTCTAACATACTGAACATCATCTGGAGTTGAATCAAATTGAATATCAGTTAGTGAATATGGAAATAATCCTTTAAAATTAACTTTAAAATTATTTGCCTCACTATTCGTTAAAACAAATAAAGTTGCATCCGAGTATATATTCATCTCACTTCTAAAAATATCTGGATACAATTCTGCATACTCTGTTTTCTTTTGTAAATTATAAATTTCATTTAAAGATTCTGGAAATCCAAGACCTCTTATCCAATTTTGAATCTCCATATAATTTTCAAGATTTTCATCGATCATAAATCTAAGAACCAAATCTTGAAATTGAATCATATCTCCAGGAACTGGAATTTTTCTTAGATAGTTTGGTTGTTCTACTACACCCAACTCTATTCCTGGAATGACTGCAGAATTAGCAAAAAATGCAACTTTAGGTGCTCTAGTTAGTACAAATTTATATCCAAGAGGTGATAGAAAATTTCTATTTTGTATTTGTTTTCTAAACTGTGAATTCATCCTATTAGTATTTGCCATGCTTGTCGTTTAAATTTATTTATCTAATGACCATAAAAAAAAAGAGACCCCGAAGGGTCTCTTGATAAAATATGTGAATCTGAATCACATGAGGTTTTGAACTTTGACTCTTCTGTAGTAACGGTTTGCGTTAACAGTAAGTGCGCCGAGACCTTGATTGGTGCCTTCAGCGAAGGGGTTAGCAACAAGACCGTAACGAGTCTTAAAGCCAATCTTGGGCTGGAAGGTGTTCTCTCCAACGGCACGAACCATCTGGAGGGGAACATATGGGCAGTAGAAGAGACCT